TATCCTTACTATACATTGCACCATTGGGACAAACAGCAAAGTCTTTATACAATTCAAATGTATCTTCTTGAGATAACATTCTTTCCACACTAGTGCTAGGGTGTTTCTTCTCTTGCAATGTCTCTGGTGAGATATTATATTGCATGATTAGATGTGGATATAGTGAGTTTAGGTCAAAAGATACCACCCAATCATACTTACCAGGCTTAGGATTTTTTACATATGCACCAGCATACTTCTCATCTTTTTTATTACGATCCTTCTGTGGGATTACGATATTCTTTTTCTTTAGGTAGTTGTATATAATAGCATCCCATGTGCGAACTTGGAACGCAACATCAGTGAAGTTTATCTTTGCGTCATAGGCTCGAGTACAACATAGATCAATCAACTTAAGTTTATCCTCAAGGCGGTCTACCAGTTCTACGTCAACGATGTTATAATCAACAAACTTTTGCCAGTTCTTAGTGTAGAACTCACGGAATGTATCATACTCACTGTGATCTAATTTCTTTTGTCCTAGTTCCATCATGGCGATGTGATCCAATTTGAAACTCTCCTGATTAGGAGTAGCAGGGGACTTCCTGTATAGATCCAGATAATCAATTACAGAGATGCCTGCAAGATCATAAGAGATATTCAATCTACCTTGAATGTGAATTTCATTCTTTCTTACGATGCCCCAAGGAGAAAACTTCTTAGTCATCTTCTCACCCATGATACGATCTACCCTACCCACAAGATAAGGTATATCATATAGTTCACAGTTCCAACCTGTGATAACTTCTGGCATATTTTTCTGCCACCAATCTAGGAATGTGAGAATCAATCCCTCTTCATTGTGACAATCAATATATCGATAATTCTTTTTGTTTGGATTGGTGGTGTAAGGCCTAGATCCAAATGTGATAATTCTTTTAGTATTGTAATCTTGAATTGTTATAAGTAACAACTCCTCTGCACAATTAAAGACATCAGGGAAACCACTCTCTGCGGCAACCTCGATGTCAATGGTATATAATTTAATTTTGTTTAGATCAAACTTGATCTCATTCTCAGGATAGTTTTCTGAAATATATTGATGTACATATCTTTCATTACCGTATATGTTGAAGTTCTGTACAGCAGAATACTTATCAATAAACTCTCTACAATCTTTTATTGTGCCTGGTTTTACTGGGTCTACTAATTGACCATCAAGTGTTTTCCATTTACTTCTTTTTCTTTTTGATGGCACATAGAATGTAGGGTGAAACGTTTCCCTATCCTCAAAATGTTTCCCATTGTCATATCCCCTGACCAACATACTGTTGCCGATCTGGAAAACATTTGTATAAAACTTCATGCTGTAGCTAGTTTCAAATATGAATCCACTAATTTTTTATGTGGTTCAACCAATGTCAATATTTTATCAGAACATATCATAATTTCAACGTCATCTGTAACATTACTTAGATATGGTGACATTTCTTCTCCTTCTATTCTGTAAGGTGAGATCATTTTACAGTTGGGATCACCTATATCTAGAGCAGCTACTTCTTCTATTCCCGATATTAATATATCGCCATTTACTAAAACTAGTATCTTAACTTCCTGTTCCATTAATTCTTGCCTCATAGGATTGTTTGACCATTGGTTTTGGTTCCACTATCGCAACAACCCAACTGGGATCAATCGATATTTTTTTCTCGTCAGATAAAGGCATGAAAGGATAATACTGAACACTATATTTTGTTTCAGATTCTTCTTTACCTTCTACCAACATTACAGGTTCTTCTATCAACTTACAGCAGTAAGGGTTCTCAAGAACTACAAAGATGGGCTTGTCATTCTCATCTACAAGTTCTTTTACGTCAGCAATTACTTCTTCGTTTGATTTAAGCAGAACGAGTTTAACGGTCATCTTATTTATTTTATAAAGCGGATGGATGGTATTGCACCACCGTCTACAAGTTGGAAACCTGTCGTAATACTTTTATACGACATCCGCATGTGGGAGGTTGGATTCCTGTGTACCAACAAGAGCAGGGCATTTCTACAGTTTAGAATTACCACTCAGCCTACGACCTACTTGGTTTGTAGTTCTACTGTTCCCAGCAGCGAGCACCACCTCTGTCGCATCACCTTAACCAGCTATATGCCAGTAAGTTTATTCAGTCACTCCCTATGTGCTGATCAGGCACATTTATAATGTATCACATGTATTGATAGTTGTCAACCCCTAAATTTTTACCCATCTTCTTGGATTTACTAAACAAAAATTACCCGCTTCTTTTCTAGTTGTAATCAAAATATCATATGATATAGAATATCTATTAGTAATACCAGTGTAAGGTAATACCTCATGATGCAAAGTGGACGGAAATATTATTAGTCTATTTTGAACAGCATCATATTTTTTTGTCCTACTACTTCCGTATGTTGGTTTATGATGGAATATAGGTAGTCCAGATAAAGTATTTGGTTCTGGTGCATAGACTACTAGTTGTCCTGTAGGATTATCTTTCTCTGTTCTCACATAAAAAACTGCACTAAAATGTGATTGGCAGTGATTGTGATACCCAACACCCCCTCCATTTACGCATACTATTGGCCATGATTGGGGAACATATATGTCTGAGCCTGGATGTATGTCTGTTGGTTTTAGTGTTGCGCCTATCTCCTCTATGTATTTTTCAAGATGTATTGATATCTGTTTTGTAACCCATGAGAACTCTGGTTCTGCTGATATCTGGGAATCACCTAGTATCTCTCCAGTAAAACTAGGAGCAAATCCAAGATGTTCTATATTTTTATTATAAAATCTATCAATGTAATTCACCATACCTTCATGAATATCATCAGGAGTATCCAGATCTGTATGATATAACGTGGTAGGAAATAAAAAATCAATCATTCTTACATTTTAGGACAAAAAAAGAGGGTTTGTCAACCCTCCTTGTATCATTGAAATAGTATTTTGATGTTACACCACTTGGCGTAATGAATTCCTCGGTAACAGAGAAGTGCAAACACCTCATCTGGATCGTGGATTTCTGGATCAAATTCTGGCACTACAGGATGTGCCAATGTAAACTTGATGTTTAGCATTTGTCTTTACCTCCTGTAACATATTTATGTTTGGAGATCCTGACAATAAGTATTAAATACTACTTTCTTAATAAAATCTATAGATAGTCCTTTCGTGCGTGATGTTCTGGTATCACTTTGCCCAGTTTAATTGTGAGAAGTCCATCTGCAAAATTTACATCCTTAACTGTAATGTCTTCTGACAATGCCCAGGCTCTCTGGAAAGATCTCTGAGCCAAACCTCTGTGTAGATACTCAGATTCTTCTTCTGTTTTTTCTTTCTTACCCTCTACAACAATCCGTCCGTACTCTGTGTAGACTTTAACTTCTTCCTTACTGAATCCAGCAAGTGCAATCTCTAGTCTAGAATCTACATTGTTAATCTGTACAAGATTGTAGGGCGGGTAATTAGTAGTGGAATCAAAATTGAAGAACTGGTTGAAGTAATCGTCCATACCAACGCTGTTCTTCATGATCTTGTCAACTAGTGTGCCCAGATCCTGAGTATGATATCTTTGAATGTTAGTCATGTTGTCTCCTTAATAAGCGAGTTTAAGTTTGTACCCTATCGGCGTACACTACTAATTATACAACAAGCATAAAAAAAGAGGGTTATGTAAACCCTCAGAGACCATAGTGATAACCGTCAATCTGCCTTTACAAACGTACTCTGTGACGATTGTACTACCTTTTTCTTCTTACCTATATTGTATTTTGTCTCAAGAGTCCAGTCACCTTTGTCTTTATATGACAAGACTTTGATTTGATTTAGAGGAGCAACATCTATAATTTGTTCTGGTCTAAGAATAGTAATCAATCCCCAATCTGATAGGAGCGTTATAATTCTGTTGCGGCGTTGAACATCATTGATAGAAAGGTTAGCAGACTTTCCATCTAGTGCAAATAATTCTTTGAAGTGTACGATATAATATCTTCCTTGTTTGTGCAGTATGTGGCACGATTGATAAATCTTTTTTTCTTTTCTTGAAGCTACACCAATACGAGTCAGCGTTTCTCTCACTTTCAAGAAATCATCTGGTTCATTCAATGTTACTTCAATCATCTGGTCCTGTGACCAAGCAATCTCAGGTTCTGTAAACCCACTCATGCTGTACCTCCAACGTCAATCCGTTTTTTAATGTAATTCAACTGCTCTTTAGTTAAGACTCTTAACGCTTGAATTGCTTTCTCGTTACTATAACCATAGTACTTCTTAACAACATCAAGGTTTTTAACCTTATCTTTTCTGAGCCAAGGAGAGTATCTTTTCTTTCTCCTAAGACTATTTAGATAAAATTGATATTGAAGAACCTTGTCTAGGTGGTGGTTTATGTTCATCTCATTAACAAACATGATGCAATCATAGTGTGCAGATAAGCACTTGTTAATGATAAAAGGTGGGTACTTTTTAATCGCTTGGGGATCTTCCAGAGTGAGATCCTCCTTCGTTTGGTTGATAGAGTTCAACCAATCTTTCAATTCAATCATCGTATAATATCAAATTTTGGTAAGGTATCTTTCTCGAATATTTCTTGCTCTGTTCTTAATCTACCTTCATCTATAAGATTCTCATATCTACGAGAAGCTTTCTTTCTCCACCATGAAACAATTTGATCTATAGAAAACCTGTCATAGTTATCTGCCTTGATTAGGGTGTCTTGTTCTCCAAGTATGACTTCTCTAGAGTTCTTAAAACCGTAAGTAGACATATAGAATCTTTTTTGTTGTGTAAGATTCTTTGCAGATAGGATAGCATTATTAAACTCTGTAAGTTTATCTGCATCATCCAAGTGTTTCTTTATCAAGGAAATCATCTTGGATTGTATCTTTAATTTTCTACTAGAAGCATCCTCCTTGACTATACATTTATCATTGTTTAGTCTGGTGAACTCAGTATTAAGTCTTTGAAATACCTCGTCATGTAATAGAGGAGTGAAGTCACTATCAGTTAGGCCTTTGTATCTCATATATGGTTTGAGTCCATCATACTGTGATGAAGACTTAGTAGAACCATACAAAGATGTGGTCTCAAACAAACAGATATCTGCATCATACTTTGCATTTAGTTGTTCTCTTGCCTCATGAGAACAACATAACATAGCCAGAAGTTTACCACCGAGATAGTTGAAACCGAAAGGTTGAGTAGGAACAATGATGAATCCCATAATCGCATGGCGATTGAATCTACCCAAATCAGGTACGGTTCCCAACCAGTCATTTCTAGGTTTAGAATTTATGGTGGGAGAACCGAACCTTATGAACCCAATGATCTTATCTGTATTCTCCTCAAAGACCATCCACTTCATAGATTTGCCTGGAATTGAATCCTCAAATACATGTGACATGGTTATCTGCAACCTACTACTATACATGTCACTCAAAGCCTTACCTTGTATAGGTTTTACTTTGATCTTCATGTCACTAGGGTGCATGTCAAAGTTAGTAAATAGATCTTCTTCAGGTCCCATGCCAGGCAATGCCGAAGGTAGTTTAGATAATCTATCTAATTTTACTTTAACAAGATATTCATCAATCCTACCTGTATTTGAGAAGTAATCTATAAACTCATCTGCAAATATAGATGCTTTATCAGGACTTAGAATCATTG